AAAATTTAAATACAGTTTTATCAAGTGCAAAAGCAAATTTTAATGCTGTAGCCTCAGGAACATTCAAACAAATTACTGCTGCAAAACAATTAATAGCAACAGAAAGAGAACTGAATAAAGAAATATCACTTAGGAATCAGTTATTAACAGGTGCTAAATCTGCTCAAGGAATAGGATTAGCGGTTGATCCCGTTTTGAAATCTATTCAAAGAAATCAAAGAAAACGAAAACCAATACAATCAACATCAAGTGGTTTTAGAGAGTTTTCACAAGATGCAAGTGAAATTCTTTTGCAAGGTCAAACTAGTCCAGTTGGTGCAAGAATTGATAAGATTTTAGCCAATAGAAAAAAATCTGAAAAAGAAATACAAAAAATAAGAGAAACTGCTGGAAAAAAAAGAGAAATAAAAGAAAAAAAATTAATTGAATTAAGAAAAAGATCAGAAAAATTAATTGCTCAAGATCGTGAGCGAGCAATATCTGCAAGAGGTCGGATTGCTCCAAATGTTCCAACTATAGGTTCTTTAGCAGGTGGATTTGGAGGTCTATTTAAAGAAGGAGGTGCTTTTGCTGCGACAGGAGGACAAAGAGCAAAAGGTGCTTTAAGTAATGCTCTTATTGGTGGTGGTTTTCCTTTATTATTTGGTCAAGGTGCTATAGGTGCTGCTGGTGGTGGTATCGGTGGTGCTTTGGGTGGTGCTTTAGGTGGAGGTTTTGGTTTTGGTTTATCTATTGCTGGTACTGCATTAGCTCAACAAGTACAGCAAGTTCTTGATTTTAGAAAATCTATTAGAGAACTTAATAAAGAAATGCAAGAGATGGGTATAAGCTCAAATATTAGTGGATCACAAGTGAGACAACTAGGTAAGTCTTTAGGTATTACAAAAGAAGAAGCAGTAAAAGCATTACAAGAGTTTAAACGATTTGGAGATGATGCAGTATTGATTGCCAAGAAGTTTGGTGGAGATTTTGGTAAATTTGATGCTCTTACGCAAGCAAATACAGTTGAATCTGCGTTATCAGCTATAAGAAAAATTAATAAAGATTTGACATTAGAAGAAGAACTTAGACTTGTCTTGTCAATTCAAAGAAGAGGCGTTGAAGCGACTATAAACGATGTTCTGACGGATTCTTTAGATAAACAGAAACAATTAGATACAGAAGGTTTTGGACAAGGAGTAGGTGGGCGAAAAAGGGCAAAAGTGCTTGACAGAGAACGAGAACAATTAAACCAAATAAACACAGAAAATGCCGAGCTTATAAACAAATTTACACGAATTAAAATTTTACAAGATGAAATAAGGATTGCAAATGAAGAAGCTTCATTTTCAATACAAAAAGGTTTACAAGATGTAAATTCTGAAATAAGAAGATTGAATAGTGCACAGTTTCAAGTAATTGAATTATCTAAAGTACTTGGTGCATCTTTCCAAGAATCTTTTAAAGGAATAATAAGAGGAACAATGAGTGTAGGAGATGCGTTTAGAAATATGTTTATGCGTATTTCAGATCATTTTTTAGATATGGCTGCACAAATGATGGCTGCACAAATACAAAGAGGATTTTTGGGATTGCTTGGTAATATGTTTGGCAATAATTTTACTAGAAGTGCAGTAAGTGCAACCCCAGCTTTAACTCCTGATCAACAGGTATCACGTTTTACTTTTATGAAGGCAAATGGTGGTTCTGTAAGAGGAGGAAATAGTTACATAGTAGGAGAACGTGGTCCTGAGTTATTTAGTCCAGGTGTTTCTGGAACTATTACACCAAATGAAATGCTTGGTGGTTCAACAAATATAGTAGTAAACGTAGATGCTTCTGGTTCTGCTGTTGAAGGAGATGAAGAACAAGGTAGAGAACTTGGTCGTATGATTTCAGTTGCTATACAATCAGAATTAATTAAACAAAAAAGACCAGGAGGTATGCTTGCATAATGGCTACGTTTCCTTCAATTAAACCTACATACGGACAACAAAAAAGATCCGCACCAAACACCAGAACTATTCGTTTTGCTGATGGCTTTGAACATAGAATACTATTTGGATTGGCAGAACATCAGAATCCAAAAGTTTATAACTTTACTTTTAATGTCTCTGAAGTCGAAGCAGATGAAATAGAAACCTTCCTTGATGCCCGTGCAAACGATAGTGCCAGCTTTGATTTTGAAGCACCTGGAGAATCTGCATCACAAAAATTTGTTTGCGAAACTTGGAACAAATCAATACCATATAACAATAGAGCAACAATACAAGCCACATTTAGAGAAGTATTTGAACCATGAGTACTGCTCCGATTATTACTGATCTTCAAAAGATCAATCCTTCAGCAATAATTGAATTATTTACATTAACAACTGATGCAACTTTGCATGGCTCTGCTCAGACTTACAGATTCCATAATGGAACGAGTCTAAATGCTAACGGAGACATTATTTGGGCTGGTAATCAATATTTAAAAATGCCAATAGAGGCAGAAGGTTTTGCTTTTAGGAAAGGTCAACTTCCCAGACCTACTTTGACTATTAGTAATGCTCTTGGAACTATCACAGCTATCTTGTTAAACGTAAATCAGGTAACTACAGGAAATGATTTGACGGGAGCTACTGTAACTAGGATCAGAACTTTGGCACGTTATCTTGATGCTGTTAATTTTCCAACAACAACAACCAGCACCACGACTACAACAACGATTGCTGACCCTGCTGATGCCGAAACTGTAACCTATACTGTCACAGTTCATAATCCTGGAAGTGGAAATATTTTTAGAATTAATGGTGTAAATAATCCAGTTATCACAATGAAAAGAGGATCAACATATATTTTTGATCAATCAGATTCTTCAAATAGTGGACACCCTTTAGCAATAAAATCTGATGCAGGAGGATCACAGACAACAACTGTAGTCGGAACTGCTGGAAATGCAGGAGCTACAGTAACTTATCAGCCAGCATATCCTTCTGCTCCTAATGATTTGAGATATTACTGCACAGTTCATGGAAATGGAATGGGTAATACAATCACGATGAACGATCCAAATACAACGACTCAAGAGACAACAACAACCACATCTCAACAGATAAATCCATTAGGAACACCAGATCCTACAGCAGAGTTTCCTCAAGAGATTTATAAAATAGATAGAAAATCAGCAGAAAATAGAGATGTTGTACAATTTGAATTAGCAGCAGTATTTGATCTTGCTGGTATAAGAGCACCAAAAAGACAATGTACTAGAACAGAGTTTCCTTCGATTGGCACGTTTATAGCATGAATTGGAAAGAAGAAGCACTTGTTCATGCGAAAGACCAAGATCCAAAAGAGTCTTGTGGTTTATTATTAAATATTCGAGGAAAAGAAAGATATTATCCTTGTAGAAATTTATCAATGACAGATCATCAATGTTTTATTCTTGATCCAGAAGATTATGTAAAAGCAGATAATTTAGGAGAGATAACAGCTATTGTTCATAGCCATCCTGTAACACCTCCTGTTGCTAGTCAGGCAGATCAAATTGCTTGTGAACGTAGTAATCTTCCGTGGCATATTGTCAATCCTAAAACAGAAAAATGGGGATATTATGAGCCATGCGGATATAAACCACCTTTACTTGGTAGACCTTGGGTTTGGGGTGTCACTGATTGTTGGAGTTTGGTAAGAGATTGGTATAAAGAAGAAAAAAATATTGAACTGAAAGATTGGGATAGACCTATAACACCAGAAGAGTTTGTTGATAATCCATTATTTGAAAGTTGTGCATGGAGAACAGGTTTTAGAGAACTTAGACCAGATGAAAAAACAATGAATGGTGATGCTTTATTAATGTCTATTGGATCTACTGGTTTAAATCATGTAGCTATTTTTTTAGATGGGGATGTTTTACATCATTTAACCGATAGACTATCTTGTAGAGAGCCTTATTCTCAATGGTTGTTAAAATGCACAGGAGGTAGGTATCGTTATGTTGCGTAAATTAAAGTTATATGGCGAACTTGCTGAATTTATAGGGCATAAAGAATTTGAAATACAGGTAGATAGTCTTGCAAAGGCAGTTAGTTTTCTTGTTAATAATTTTCCGCAGGTAGAAAAGTATATGAATCCTCAGTATTATCAGGTAAAAGTTGGTAATTATGCTGTTAACGAAGAAGAAATACATCATCCAATAGGACAAGCAGATATACATATTGTTCCTGTCATAGCTGGTGCTGGTAGAGGTGGTTTTGGAAAAGTTTTATTAGGTGCTGCTTTGATTGCAGGTGCTTTTATGACAGGTGGTGTTAGTTTTACTTTCGCACAAGTACCTTTAGCTAATGCAGGTGCAATTACAGGAATTACTGGTACTTTTTTAGGAAAAGCAGCAGTATATCTCGGAGCAAGTTTAGTATTATCAGGTGTAAGCGATATGTTATTTCCTTTACCTAAACCAAAAGAATTTAAATCAGAGCAAGATCCACAATTATCATTTAGCTTTTCTGGAACTCAAAACACATCACGGGCTGGTACACCTGTACCAATAGTTTATGGAGAAATCGTGACCGGCTCAGTCGTGATCAGTGGTGCGATCGATACTCAGCAGGTACAGGCATGACAGACACACCAAAAAATATTATTGGTTCTGGCGGTGGTAGTCCTCCACCTCCCCCTCAACCGACAAGAACTCCTGATACTTTACATAGCAGACAGTTTGCTACTTTTCTTGATCTTATTTCTGAAGGAGAGATAGAAGGTTTTGCTACAGCTTCAAAAGAAGGTAGAACGCAAGGAAC